CCTCAACCAATGAGCCGTACAACAGCACAGAATCGAAGTTATCACCAAGCCATGTTTGCCCACTCGCAGCTACTGTAATGGACTCTGGGTAATAGTAATAGTGCAACTCAACGCCGTATGTGGCATCAGGGGTTGGGCCAAGGATGAAAGTCAACTCGTTAACGTCATTACTCTGTGCACCAAACAGCGCGTAATACCTAGGGATTGCTGTGTCTGTTGGTTGTGGATACGCCTGACGAATAAAGTTAACATCCTTGTTCAACAAATATTCGTACGATCCGGTGGCGTCAATCACTGCTATGGAATACACCGCTAAGAAGTCGTTAGGACACCCTAAATACTTATTGCCGGAAGACGTTGAACCCGTCACATTCTTGCGAATGGACGGAAACTGCATGGAGTTGTAAATACGCTGCTCAGCTTGCTGAACGAACACGGGTATCTCAGCGATAAAGTCCGCTTCGGTATTCTCCGTGTACGCTTGAATAGCAGCGCTGAGTGCGGCGTAATTCATGCCATCGGGCCTCTGGCCATAGTTCCCTTGGTCGCCGCGCCGTTACCACGGGTGACGATACCGGATGTCTTAGTGGTTTCGTTACCAGCAGCTTTGCTGATGTTGCCAATAGACATATTAACGGTGTCAGCTTTACTGCGGTTTGGGGGCGTGCCGGGGTTCTCAGATATGCCTACAGGCTTACCACTCATAGTGTGGGGCTTGGCGTATGCAGAAGCGGGTAGATTGTTAATCTTGGCCATGTTATTTCCCCTGATTTTTAACTTTAGCCATACCGCGACCATACTGCATCATCATCTCATTGGTCTTACCGCCCTTAGCAAGCTTTGTAGGCTTCTTGCCGGGGTGCATGTTTTTCTCGTGCTTGCCGACAGCAGACTTAATCATCTTCTTGTCTTGGGCTAAATCTTTCTTGTCCATATCAGACTCCTATTTGTATCGTTACTGTACCAATTTGTACGCCTAATGCCAAGTAGTTTGGCGTTAACACACTATCAAAACTGCTTGACCCACCAACAGGGTTCCAACCCCACTGAATATCTCTAGAACCGCCAGTCACATAGCCAGCAGTGTTTACGCCTGCGGTAACGTATGTTGTGTCCCTGCGCGGGTTACGCACAGCCTGTGGATCATCCACTGGGTACATACCCAACTGCAACTGCGGCTGATCGGGATCCCAACACACATTACACACCATCAAATTGTAAAGCTTTGTCTTGATGACTTCTTTTTTCAAAGCCGTTAGTTTGAACTGTTGGCCACACCTATCGCACATGGCGATACTGTTCTTGCCAGAAGCAAACCGATTGCCCATTTACGTACCACTACCAATAAACATTTGCCTCGGAACAAAACGAACCGAAGCCTTCTCACGATCTTCATCAGCGGCCAACTGCCAAGCTTCATCGTACTGTTGCTTCAAGACAGGCAAGCGCTCAGCGCCTCCTTCAATCTTCAGCGCCAAGTAATAGGCTAAACCCGCCACCATGCAAGGCAGGAAGCGGAAAGGTACATCCATTGTGCGTATGCCGCCACCTGCATCATCAATACGGCGCATGCGCCAGTAAACAAACTGATACGTTGCGGTATTGTCTGGGGTTGGCCAGACGGTTATAGAGGGCAGATTCTGCGTGTACACAGCCACGCCAGTTGAGTGGGGTGCGGCAGTTGTACCATTTTGCCCACGGAAGCAGTTGTAAAGCACGTTACCAGAGATGTAGCCGTACTGAATAGTCTCAGACTCAATCAACAAAAAGCCCGTGGCTGGAAGCCCTGCGGTAGATGTCAACGTAATTGTTGTATCTGTAGATAGAATCCCGCCGTTAAGCGTGGTGCCAATAGAAGAAGTCTGGCCATCCAAACGCTGATACCACACCTGAATCGGTCGGGCTTGTTGCAATTTGTTGGGGATCGTGGCGTAAGTAGAAACACTGATACGTGTGATTGTCAGATCAGATTGCGTAGACACGTTACCCGCGCCCGTGCGAATCACATGCTCAAGTAGATCCACTGTATCTACGGGCAATGCGTAGTTGTTTAGACCCGGAGTCAGGTTAATTGTCCCCTGCTCAAACGTCCACATGTTGACACCACGGTTTGCCCAATCAGCAAACATCAAATTCAATGAACGACGTGCTGTACGTAAGTCGTAGCCCGTGCGCAACTCTGAACCAGCGCGTTCAAACGCTTCCTCAACCAACTCATTAAGGTCGAGATTAAACGCTGCGGTTCCTGAAGTGGTCATTTAGCTAATCTTTCCACGGGTTTTACCGCGTTGGGCAATGCCATCGGCACGAGAAGAAGCGGAAGATACTTTACCACCACGCTTCATAGCGGATGCGCCAGCATTTAAGTCTTCGTCAACTTTAGCTTTCCCGCCACCCCCGCCCTCACGCATAACGTCTCTAATATTTCTTTCGGAGGCGCGTTCGATTGCTCGGGGGTCTGTAGTAGGCTGACCAAAATAATCAACGCCAACCGCTTTACCTTCAGCTTGCGCCCGTGCTAAATCTCGTTCGTTACGTCGCATGGCTTCGGCAGCAACGGCTTCACTTTTTGTAGGCTGTCCGTAGTAATCAACATAAGTAGGCATTATCTAAACCCCGCAGTTTTCTTTGCAATAGTCTTTGGTTGCGCTACGAATTGTTTTCCGGCTTTTTTGCCAGCACGTTTCGCACGCGTTGTTGCAGCGTACTCAGCAGGACTGAGGCTTTTAATCGCAGCGCTTGGAAGGTATCTTTCACCAGTGTCAGAAGATTTTTTACCACTTTTAGTTCTCCATTTTTGGTCGCCCCAATCCTTCAATGATTTTTGAGGCGCTTTCAATCTCGGTAACCCCCGCCTGCCGCCTTGTACTTCTTGGCAACAAGCTGAGCTTTACGCGCTGACCACTGACCTGCACCAGTACCCTGCGTTGCTGCGGCTTTTACTTGAGACACGATCCTCTTGCGAAGACTTGGCTTTGTGTAATTGCCAGCCGCATTCACCTTCCCGCCCTCTTTATACTGGGTAAAGTCAGTGTCATCCCGCCGGGCTTTCTTGACGCCCTTGGGCATTTTAGAGGGGGAGATGTCCCCCATACCGCGACTGGCCATCATTTTGTACCGCCTTTAACTTTCTTGGCTAAAAACATTTTATCAACCATCTTTATCCGCTGGGGTTTGGTTGTAACTTTGTTAATAATAGCCAGCCGTTTGGGTTCACTTGCACCGTAAAACCCAGCCTTCTTTAAAGACTTAACTACGTTACCTGTGGGTTTTACGGTTGCCATGATGACGTCTTAGCAGGCTTTGCCGCCCATTTTCATGCCAACCATCGTGCCTTTGGTTTTGCCTTTTGTAGCAACGCCATCAGCGCGTTTGGAAGCAGAGCCGCCATTGGCCATACCGCCGTGTTTCATGCCTTTGCCGTCACCAATGAAGGCGGGTTTACCGTCTTTCATGGGCATACCGCCACCAGCCATCTTTTTCATCGGCATTTCTGATTTAGCTCCGGCTTTTTTCTTAGCCATCATTGCCATAAATCCGGGATTCATTTTTGAAGCCATAGTATCACCACCTTCTTTAAAAAAAGTCATTTTTCCGTGATCGGTTTTAGACTTATTCACCTTCTGAACATCTGGACGGGTACGCCCGCCAGAACCAAACTTCTTACCCTTATCCGCTTCGTCAAAATCTTTTCCGACGCTTTGCGGTATTCCAACCTTCTTGGCAAACGCAGGGTTGTGCGCTATTGCCGCCATGAAGTTGTGTTGTTTTTTAGAACTACTCGGCATCTTTTTTCCTGCGAATTAACTCAGCAAAAGGTTTACCCGCAATCATTTCAGTGATCCGCATACCTGTCCACACAATCGTAAACAGTGCGGCAACCGAAGGAAGTAGTTGCATCATCGTACCAACAGCCGTAACAACGGCAACGCCATCTGCTATATGCTTTACGGTTTCAACGTTCTCTTGTTTCATATCAGCATTTCCATCTTGCAAGAGCAGCCGCCTTACGGGTGGGCTTACCCTTCTCGTCTTTCATGGGGCCGGGCATACCTGACATGCGTGCGCAGAACGAGTCCTTGCGCTTACCGCCTTGTGGCTGTGG